TTTAATAACAGTTGGCGCATCTAAACAACAAATAATTTCTACTTTAGTAATAGCAAATACAACCGCAACGGATGCAACTTGTCGAGTTTTTGCCAGAATTGGTGGTGCAGCTGCTGCAGCTTCCAATGCAATTATTTATGATTTGACTATTGCAGGCAATAGCATTCAAGCTTTCACTTTAGGAATATCAATTACTGCAACGGATGTGATAACAATAAGAACTGGAACTTCTAACGCTCTTACATTTACAGCCTTTGGAACGGAAATATCATAATGGGAATTTCTATTTCTCCAAATGTTAAAAGAAGAAAAATTCAAGAATTTACTTCATCTGGAAGCTTTACAGTCCCTGCTGGCGTTTATTCAATATTGGTTGAAATTGCTGGAGGTGGCGGTGGCGGTGGAGGTGTAGCTGCGACTGCAGATAAAGTTGGTGGTGGTGGTGGCGGTGGCGCTTATTATTTAAGAAATGCTGCCGTAGTCGCTGGTGAGTCAGTAACAATAACTATTGGCGGCGGCGGTGCTGCAGGCACAACTTCTGGAACGCAAGGCACTAACGGATCAACAACTACTTTTGCTGGTTCTTTGACAACAATAACGGCAGTAGGTGGTGGCGGTGGAGGAGGATCAGCTACTACCGCTGGATTGAGTGGCGCTTGCGGTGGTGGTGGAGGAGGATCATTTAGAGCTGGCGGTGGCGGTGGAGGTATGGGCCAATCTGCTCAGAGCGCTCCTCAACAAAATAGCTTTGGTGCAAATGGCACAGTAGGCGGAGCTGGTGGATCAGCTTCCTCAACAACTAACGGAATAACTTCTCAAGCTGGTAATGGGATGAATGGTTTTTGTGGCGGAGGCGGTGGAGGCGCTGCTACCTCATCTGCAAGTTATGGTGGAACAGCAGGCGGTGGAAGCGGTGGAAATCAAACACCCACAGCTGCTACAAATGCCACAGCAAATACTGGTTCAGGCGGCGGCGGGGCTTCTGCAACTGCATCAGCAGCTGCTGGCGGTAATGGTGGATCAGGCTTTATTAGATTAACTTGGGAGCAATAATGGCGCATTTTGCAAAAATTGAAAATAATGTAGTAATGGATGTTATTGTCATTGATAACCAATTTGAAAATGACGGTCAAAAATATATTAACAAGGTTTTGAAACTAGATGGCCAATGGATTCAAACTTCTTACAATAACAATATTAGAAATAAATTTGCTGGTGTTGGAGATACTTATGATGCAGATGCTGATGTATTTATAGCGAAACAACCTTATTTATCTTGGACACTTGATAAAAATTACCAATGGAATCCACCAAAGCCTTACCCAATTGATGGTAAGGGTTATCATTGGAATGAAGAATTGGGCCAGTGGGTAGATGTCAGCGAAACTCTGTAGAGCAGGTGTCCAGTTACGAGAGCAGATAGACGATGATTATCCTGACCGCGATCGCAAGTCTGATGGCTGGATTGCTGATGCTCGGCATCTTGCAAAAGGCACTTCTGACCATATTCCAAGAGATGGAATCGTTAGAGCAATAGACATAGATTCTGACCTATCGGCTCATAAAGAAGAAGCTTATGCGCTGGTCGAGAAAATTCGTAAGTGTGCCAAGCGAGGCGATAAACGCATTAAATATATTATTTACGATGGCAAAATTATGAGCCCAATACTGGGCTGGAAACGCAGAAAATATTCTGGGCCCAATCCTCATCGTAGCCACTTCCATATATCATTTACTACCTTGGGAGATAAAGATGGCAGTTTCTTTAACCTAGAAGGAGATAACAATGAGCGACCTAAAAAAGATGTGCGAGAGCTGGGCCAAGACATTTCTGGCAACAGCCCTAGCGACTTACCTAGCAGTAGGTTGGGACGCAGATGCGATTGCGAACGCAGCTCTGGTATCAGTCTTGCCTAGCATAATTAACTGGCTTAATCCAAATTATGAGCGCTACGGCAAAGTCCGGTAATGGTTGCAGCTGAACTTGCAACCCTAGTTGCATCGGTCTTAGGATCAATTGCCCTTCTAATTGCTGGCCTTCGCTACATAATTAAACTAGAGAATATTCCAATAGTGTCGCGCCTTGATAAAATGGAGTCTCAGCTAGAATTGGCCCTAGCGAAAGGGGTCAGAAATGGCAACGCGAAAGCGCGTAAGTAAGAAGCCAGTAAGGCGCAAGCGCACTACTAAAGAGACACCGCTAACAAAGCTTGATTTCTGGGCTATTGCAGCCAATGAAGTTTATAAAGCCTGTCGCAGAGCTGGTATGGATGAAGGCACTTCGCTGGCTTTTGCTATGGATCGTAGCTCTTATCCTGATTGGATAGTGCCTGCCGATGACCCAATAAAGAAAATTGGTTGGGAAGATGGCGAGGAAGATAACTAATTTACTTCCGCGAGGTTGAGCTCTTTGAGGCTCTCAAGTCGCTTTATCCAGACTTGATGCCCCTTTCAGCGACCGACCGAGCAGATGGCATTACCCATAATTCCTATATCGAGCTCAAGTGTCGTAGGACTCATTACGATACTTTGCTGATTGAGAAGAAGAAGTGGGATTATCTGGCCGATATAAGGGCTAGGACAGGCGCTAGGACCCTCTATATAAACTCGACACCTAAAGGGATATACCAGTTTGATTTAGGGGCTATAAACGAGCCTGAATGGGTTTTAAAGCGCCTTCCAATAACTACCGATTTTGCCAATAAAGCTACAAATGAAAGACTGGCTGGCTATCTTGATATTCGCCACGCCGAGCTATTGCTTGTCTAAATAGATTTAAGCAAATACATTTAGCCCGTAAATCCATTTAGGATTACAGAACGGGAGCATAAATGATAAATAAAGTAGCTCTTATTCGATTTGATTCTCAAGCAGGGGCTTGGACTGATGAGACAAATTGGGTTAAGGGATCAATAATTAGACGATTCGCTAAAGAGCGAATGGGTAAGAAGCAGCTTCGAGGCCGTTTATCAAAGGCTGAGATATCTGCCTATTGGCTTGATAAATATGGGGTGAGTGCAGATGTTTCCTAATCTATCTGATACTCAAGTCTTTGCAATAGTAGTTGGCGTTCCATTTCTCGGCCTTTACTTATGGGCTCTTTGGACTTCAGCCAAAGCCAAAGCCTTTAATGATGGATATAAGAGAGGGAGAGCAAGTGTCCGATACTCAGAAATCGTTAAATGAATGGCTTGAAGAAGCTGGAAACACATTATTCGACAGGGGCATCGAGTATGGCGACCCGAGGCACAATTTATTACGCATTTACAAAATCAGTAAAGCACTCGGTATTCAGCTCAGAGACCCATCTGACTTGGCAATTATTGCTATTGCGACCAAGCTCTCAAGAATGGTGGAAAGTCCAGAACGCGAAGATTCGTATCTCGATCTCATTGGATACGCCGCTATCTTGGGTCGATTACGATTTTCAACACCAGAAGATTGGGACGACATTGAGTCTGACTCGCAATCATAATTCCAGTCAATATTGCGATTTATGCAAATACCGCTGGGGACAAAATAAGAACGGCTGGGATTTAAGAGCTACGACTCCAGCAGTATGGAAAGTCCAAAGCGAGACACCGCTCCGAAAGGCTCAGGTTAGGTTTTATTGCCAGCCTTGCGCCGATGATGTTCAGAACTGGCCAGATGGCACATTTTATTCATTAAAAGAACAGCTAGAAGATGCGATTAATGATTTCGCAGGAAGAGAGAAGTTAGATGTCGAATTACCTTGATGATTATGTCAGTGTCCAAGATAGATTAAAGGAGTTTATAAATGCTTACCCAGACTACAGAATTAAAACTCATATATTGGCAGAGTCGCTTGTCAATACTTGCGATGTTTATATTATTAAAACTGAGTTATATCGGACTGAAGCTGACGCTAATCCTTGGACAACGGGTTTATCCTCTGAGTCTAAGTCAAAGCAATACGCTCTCGAGCTTGCAGAGACTGGATCTCTGGGACGAGCACTTAACCTCGCTGGCTACTTTGCGAAGGTCAATCAAGGGCCAAAGAAGCCAATTGAAACGACTAAGCCAGCGCTTGCGGAATTTATAAAAGAGCAACGGCCTAATGATCCTGAGCCAATTGTCTGGGATGTTGCGCAGATAACTAAAGAATTCGGTGCAGAGATAATTGATGAGATTCCGCTTTGCTCTGGTGGCGATGGGCCAATGGTGTTAAAGACTGGCACAAAGGAAGGCAAAGAATATAGGGGTTGGGTCTGCCCGACACCTAAATCTGGCCATCCTGCTAAATGGATGAGAGTTGGTTCAGATGGGCATTGGGTCTTTCAAAAATGAGGTCAGACGCTCATCCATTTATTTGCTCAGGTTGCAAGTTAGTTACTCCGCATATTGAGCTGCATAAATATGACGCTAGCGATATCGCTGAAGCACCTGAAGAAGTCTGGCTGGTCGAATGTCAGCGATGTTTTATGCAAAGAATTATTTATCCAGCAGATCGCGTAACTGCCAAAGAAGATGACATAGTCCGATGCGAGCAATGTGGTAAATGGAAGATGAAGGCGGCTAAATGTCGAATATGCCGATTAGCTGCTGGACTTGAATCAATATCTGAACGCTACTGGACAGGTGGCGAGACCCTAGAAAGGCCATACAATGCCAATTTATGAATATCGATGCGACAAATGCGATAAATCAAGAGAGCTAGTTGCATCAATAGTCCAGAAATATGAAGTAACCTGCGATAATTGCAATGTGCCAATGTGGCGCGTATGGCATCCAACGCCAGCAATATTCAAAGGAGAAGGATGGGCAGGGAAGAAGTAAGCAGACCCCATTCGATTAGATATATCCGTCAGCTGATGGAGTGGGGATTTGATAAGGAGTTTATTGCCAAGGATTGTGGTATCAATCTGGCATCACTTGAGACCAGATTAAGAAGGCAAGAAGAAAGGGAGCGCAATGGGAATCAAGGAACTGAGCCTAGAACTAGCAGCGGTAAGTCTGATAGCTGACGAGGCTAAGAAGGCCAAGGATAGGCTAAGAGCTGCACTACAGACAGAGATGGACAAGATAGGTGCAGACCGAGTAAAGGCTGAGTATGGTGATGATGTTATCGCCTATGTGACTACCAGTAAGCCTAAGTTTAAGTGGGTTATCAAGAATGAACGCGAATTCGTCAAATGGGTAAAAAGCAATATATCTAGCGAGATAGTTGAGACAGTAAGAGAATCATCAATCGATGCGATACTAGATAAGTTCCATTACATAAATGGCGATGATGTTATTGATCCAAATGGTGAAAGA